TGTCAGCCATGAGGTAAGACCTTCAAGAATATTCGCAGCAGTAAGGATAAGGATAGTTTCAGCTAAAGCTTTAACGCCATCCATCATAGAGGGGTCAATCGCCGACGCACCTTGTACGAACGGCTGGATGTTAGTCATGAAACCAGACAGGTCAGTAGCGATCTGCGGGAACTGACTGGACACACCGCTTGCAAATCCACCGACGATACCGCCGATAAACTTACCAATAGCTGTGCCAATACTCTGAAGCAGATCTCCACCTTCGTTGATAAGCCATTCCAAACCTGGAATCTGAGCCAATGCACCAACTGCTGCCAGCACAAGAGCAAGCTCAGCGATAACAACACCCATACCAAGTACGCCAACCATAGCACCGGGTACCAATGCGGCAACAGCAGCAAGAGCCGCCATAATAGCCGACAACAGACCAATACCGACAATACCCTGAAGTAAGGTCTCTGTATCAATACCCTTGAGAGCGTCGACAATACCAGAGAAGAACGACATAAGTACATCAATAGCGGCCTGAATGAGACCGGGCAGGTTGCGAGCAATTCCTTCCAGAACGCCGATAAGGAACTGGAACACAGAATCGACAATAGATGGGGTGTATTCAACCAGAGCTTCAAGTACGCCAGCGACAAGTTTAAGCACACCATCAGCAAGGGCAGGAACGCATTCAACGAATACATCGACCAACATAAGTACCACCGACTTGACAGCTTCACCGATTGCAGGGGCACTGTCGGCAATAACCTTACAGAACGCTACAATGGCTTCGCCAATCTTAGTTACGATGGCAGGGATAAGTTCGGCAATGCCGGTAATGATTACGGTCAAAGATGCCACAATAGCTGTAGCACCAGCGGTACCTGCGGCAGCCAATGCGGTAACACCAACAGCAAGAGCAGACAATCCTGCACCTGCAAGTGCCAAACCAGCACCGATACCGAGAACAGATACGCCAATCAGTGCAAACGCACCGCTAAGACCGAGAATTGGGGGAACCAGAGGAGTAAGTACCAGACCCGCAACGCCAATCACTGTGAAAGCACCTGCCAAAGATACCAGACCCTTAGCGATAGCTTCCCAGCTCATAGCACCGAGAATACTAAGTACCGGAGTAAAAACCAGCAACGCTGAAGCGGCTACCAACATAGCGGCAGAACCAGCAAGAGTACCAGTCATAGCATTTAAGCCAACCGCAAGAATAGCCATAGCACCGCCAAGAGTAACAAGACCCTTTGCGATCTCCTCCCAGGTCATACCGCTCATCTTGTTTAGAGCTTCTGCCATAATTACCAGCGCACCGGCTACGGCAATCAGACCTGTACCAATACCAACCATGTTCTTAGGCATGAAATTAACTGCCACTGTAACCGCAGTGAGAGCGCCAGCCATAGCGACCAGACCCTTTGCGATTTCTTCCCAAGACAGTGAAGAGAAATCCTGCACTGCCGAAGCAAATATCTTCATGGAAGCAGCAATAGCAATCAACGCAACGCCTGTAGACATTACATGTTTGGCGTTTCCGGTGAGATTAGTAAAGAGTGCGATTTCTGCCAGTAACGCACCGACAGCGACCAGACCCTTAGCAATCTCTCCCCATTTCATACCACCGAAATCTTCACAGGCAGAAGCAAGAACTTTCATTGCTGCCGCCAATATCACGATTCCAGTAGCAGTTGTGATAGATTTTCCACTGAATTTCGCAGTGTTCATGAACAGAGAGACCTCTGCAAGTAGAACACCAACACCCACCAGACCCTTAGCCAGTTCTTCCCAACTAAGAGTGGATAGGTCTTCACATGCGGAAGCCAATACTTTGATGGCAGCCGCAAATATAACCATCTGAGTAGAACCCTTGATGATTGTTTGAGTGCCACTGCCCATAACTTTAGCTGCGGCGACCATAGTGGCAGTCAAACCGACAACGCCAACCAGACCGGTAGCGAGCTGTTTAGCATCCAAATCGCCAATCTTCTTCAAAGCACTAGCTAAGAGAAGAACAGCAGTAGAAATACCAAGCATAGCGGTAGTCGACTTAACTACACCAGTTGCCTGACCACTAATCTTATTAAAGATAGCCATAGAAGCCATCAAATCAGCGAACAGGACTGTGATACCGCCCAGAGCAGCGGACATTTTATCGCTGTCGATAAGCGAAAGCGCCACGAGAGACGCTGTGAGAATAGCAATAGCAGATGCAATCTTCAGCAATGTGCCTGCCTGCAACTGAGACTGATAAGCCTCGAAGCAGCCTCGTACACTATCGAGGATACCGATAAAGGATTCTTTGATGCTTCCGATTTCATCGATTACTTTTCGGAAACCGCCAACAAACTTCGTAATACCAACTGCGATGGCACCAAAAGAGATACCATTAAGCAAGTCAATAATTCCGCTAAAGTTGGCTTCTCCCAAGCTCGAAGTAATCGCTCCGCCAATACTGCCAAGTGCATTTACAATACCACTAGCAATGGTCTTTACAGCATTCCAGATGGTCTGAAGAATTTGCACAAACTGGCAATTAGCGAGAGCTTCACCCATAAGCTCGAACGCAACTACTACAGCACTCTTCATACTGCCTGCTGCTTCACCAACCTGAGACATTCGAGCCTGAACACGCTCCAAAAGATTATGGAACAGTTCAAAGCCAGGAATCTTAAAGTTCTGAGCAACAGTAGTGATGAAATTCTTGATAGCGGTAGCAGCCGCTTTAATAAAGTTTACGATGCCGCCAAGAACCTTATTGAAAATATCAGTCGTCTCAATCGTTTCGTTGAGCTTGACCAACCATTCGCCAAAGGAACCGGTGATACTGAGCAGACCACCACCAAGCTCACCAACACCACCCAAAAGGGAACCGATAGCTTTAACCACAGCCATAAACGCATTGCCGATAATATCAACAACTGCAAACAATCCCTTAAAGGTATTCTTAAGATTGGTAGATGCGGTTTCACTTAATGTAAGTCGCTCGGTCAGACTACGCAAACCTTCTGTAATTTTGTAGAGCTGATCCGCTGTCATCGGAGGGAAGATTTCTCTGAAAGCCTCCTTAATCGGCGTGATTACACTCATCAAACCCTTAGCAGCATTCCACAATGCCTGAATCAGGTTTTCTCTACCGGAAGGACGCATGATCTTTTCAGTGAACTCGTCCATCGAGATAGAACCGTCTCTCAAGCCAGATGCCAGAGTTTCGATTTGTGCAACCATTTCAGATGTGTATCCGGCAGCCTTACGCTCTTCCTCGGACATACCGGACATCTTTTCCTGAAGATTAAATACTGCATCGGACAGCGTTTCAGAAGATATAACACCTTCCTGCAAACCCTTTTTCAAAGCGTCGCTAAAGCTATCCGAATCAGCAACCATCTGGTCAAAGGCGTCGCCGTGAGCACGAGCTACTTCCTGAATAGAGTCAATGTAGCCTGCTTCATCAGCAATACCTGCTCCGAGTAACTGTTTCCAACCGGAACTTAAACCACCACTAAGTACCTCATTTCGGGCTTCTGCCGATTTAGATATAACATCGCCAACGACATTAGACACTTCGGTAAGGACTTCTTTGGCTTCCTCAAAGTCGCCAATAAGAATTTCCCAAGTCGAAGTCCAGCCAGATTGAGCACTTTCTTTCAGCGTGTCAAACAACTGAGTGAAAGTCTTAACTTTGGTAGCAGCATCCTCAGCAGTTTTGGACATTTCCATAATGGAACGAGCCTGTTCCGCCGTGAATCCCTGCTGGATAAGATCGGCTTCACTGTAAGCACCAGCAAACTGTTTCAGGGTTTCGGTCAGTACCTCAGTGGTAAGCCATTCACCCTTTGTAAGCGACTCTCTGAACGAACCATAGGAGTCAATCGCCGCTTGAGCCCCAGTACCAAGAAGCTCTGAAGTTCGAATCAAAGCATCCTGGAATACTTTACCGCCCATGCCGGCGTTAACAACCGAGTTCCAGTCCATAAGAGACACTTTACCAGCAGCAAGAGCCTGGGAAAGCTGATACATTGCTGTACTTGCCTGCTGAGAGGTTGAACCGGAAACAGCCGCAAGGTTAGCAATACCCTTGATGGAGTCCACTGAGGTTTGCAGATCCACACCGGCAGCCGTAAAGGTACCGATGTTTCTTGTCATCTCAGTGAAATTGTAGATGGTTTTATCAGCATAGGTATTAAGCTCATCAAGAGCTCGGTTTACCTGCTGAAGATTTGTGCCCTGATGCGAAGTATTAGCCAAAATCGTCTGAACTGCGCCGATCTGAGTTTCATACTCCGAGAAGCCCTGCATAACAGGATCAAGAGTAAACTCTTTGGCAATTCTCATACCGGTATCCAGAGCCTTGTTGGTAATGTTTGAAAGTGCGGTTACTGCCATGACCTCCAAAGCAGAGAACTTTAAGCGAACCGATTCAACTGCATTTCCAAGACCACTCATGTTGACCTTTTTGGCAGCATTATCGATTGATTCGAAGCCTTTAGTGGCTCCATTCATATTCAAACTGCTTTTGAGTTTATCAAGCGTGGATAAGCTGGTCTGAACATTGCTTTCAAACTGCTTATTGTCGAATCGCATCTCTACGACTCTTGAGTCGATTGTAGTGCTCATAGCTTAGTAACCTCCTTCCATGCTTGATTTGCAATTTTGTCAAAAATAGGCTGGATAGCAGGATTGATGTAGTCTCGCCCCTGTACCCAGCCGCCGTTACGAGTTCCGTGACCATATTGCAAGATGATCGCGATAGGAACTCCATTTTGAATATTTGAGTTGTAAAATGTGATTGTTGCTGATCCGTCTTTGATTACGATCTCGTAATACCACGAACTAGCGGTTAGACCGGTATCGACAGGAGTTGCAGACGCAAGGGCGGCGACACCTTCTCGGCCGTACTTGTCAAGATCTGCAAGCCGAACGGCCTTTTTAGCGTTCTCCATAAACCGTATTGTTTTGGAGAAGTCTCCCTTATGTCTGAACGTTACCATGTCTTACCCTCCCATCATTTCTTCTTAAGATAGGTGGAAGAACAGAAGCCAACAAGACCACTGGGGGTCTTAACATACAGCCATCTGACGCCATTAGACGCCACACTGTAATAGCCGTAGTTCTTAACCACTGTGCCACCGGGAAGAACTCCAAGAGAAGTCTTCTTAGTATTGGCACCGGAACGAATATGAAGACCAACGGAAGCAGTGACTTCATAACTACCAGCAATAGACTTATCGTATTTCTGCGCATAATCTACTTTGGTAGAAGTTGAAGGTGCCGGTTTTACAGCCTCAGTCGAAACTGTGTCAGTGGAAGCATACTTGTCGTAATACTTCTGACCATATGTAGCTCTCTTCACCTTAACCGACTCACTCTGGTTAGCAGGTCTTTCAAACTTAGTAAGAACTGCATCCGAAGCAGTGCGAATATTCTTTGCATTCTTCAGAGTAGTCAGTACAGATTTGTAAGACTCGCTCAGCTCCTTATACAGGAACTCAAGCTGAGTAGTAAGATCGCCAATGGATTTCTTCTTACCCTGCGCATACTCAAGCAAATTCTGCTTACGAGACCAATAAGTCCACTGTGCCAGACCATAACCAGCAGAGTCACGAACGAAATTGGTATAGCTACCGTTATCAACAGCGGAAGTATAGCTTGCATCAGTATAACCGAGCTTCTTTTCGTAAGTGTTCTGAAGATTGGTAGGCTGAAGAGCAGATTCGGCATACAGATTTCCCATCAAGCCAGCAACGCCATAAGGATTACCAATCTTGTCCATCAGGAAATCCCAAATGGTCTTTTCCACAGTTGCAGTGCTGACGGTAGTCGTAGTTGTAGCCGGTTTAGTAGTCGTGGTGGTCTTCACATCGTATTCGATGTACGGCAATTTGCCATGCTTAGTCCAGTTACGAGTGTTATAGCCAGACTTAGTACAGTTACAGGCTGTGATCTGAACACAGTTTTTCCACTTCGGGGTGCATTCCACGGACAAACCGTTACCAATATAAACACCAATGTGCCCTGACATCCAAACTGCTTCGCCAACCTCAATGTTAGAGAAATCAGTAGAAATATCAGAGCACACTTTAATCATCTGATCGGCACCGATATCGGGAACACCATTTGCCTTGTAAACTGCACCGCCATAGGTTTTGTTTTTGTCACCATTCCAACCCCAAAGAATACCTTTGAGGAGGCACACACAGTCAAAACCAAAAGTGTCGGCAGTTGCAGCCTGAATATACTTGGTTCGAGCAGCCTGCTTATTGTAGCTGTGATTACTACAATATCGGGTCTTGTTCTTGCTGTTCATCGGGGCACCAAAACACCCCATAACATACAGCGTTTTGTAGTTCTTTGCGACATCTTCCAATTTCTTAACGAATTCGGAAGCTTTCATTACAGCACTCATAGTAAAATGCTCCTTTCTCAGATTTCGCTTTCAACTGAGCCATTTACATAAGCACTAACTGCGGTGTTAGTCTGCAAGAGCTTGTTCATGTCACCAAGGGCTTCATCAACCAATTCGCTGAACTTGTCAAATGAAATGACTTTAGCCAACCATGTGAATTTGCTTACGAACATATCGTAAACCTGACGAAGCTTAAGCTGACCAGTACCGCCGCCAAGTTCCTTCTCAGCGATGGTAGTAGCATAAACAAGCCATTCACGAATTTTCTTGATCTGCTCTTCTTTAGAGCTTTTGAAAAATCGAATAGCAAACACAACACCAACTGCGATAGCAGCTATAGCAAGAACGATAAACGCCCAGTTTTCACTAATGAATTCTATGTTGTTTCCTCCTTTCATCCAACTGGTCCATCGGACTCTGTTTCATCTGTGCTTTCGGTTTCCGTTTGGTCAGCTTTATGTTGCTGCCAAATCTTCACACCGTTTTCAAGACCGGCTTTCACCAAATACATGAATACACAGTTTTCAACAAGATTGCCCGTTGTCGTGATTAACTCACCCAAATAGGTGAAATCTTGAAAAATGACCATGACAGACATCGAATAGAGCTGCACGATCATGTAGAAAAAGAAGCAGATCATAACCGCCTTTTTGCTAAATTCCCATACCCACAACAGAGAATGAGAATTTTTCTGCACTTCACTTCGTAAGCGCTGCTCTTCTTGTTTCCAATAGAGCTTAACATTAAGGCGGCTTAATCGCTTCTCATAGAACTTGTTATACCATTCGGTTAATTTGTTCATTTGGATCACCCCTTCGAATTGAAGCGGCGTTTGTTGGCTGCATTCAAAGCCGCATTACGCTGATACATTTCACGCTTGCTTCTCTTTTTAGGAGGAGAATTCTTGATACTGCATACTCGAATGAGAGTCAAAAGACGATTCAAATGCCACTTTTGAAACTCAACGGGTATGTTGTATGCAATCATCCAATAATAGATAAGCTCCGAAGTGACTGTATCTTTTGAACCCTTTTGCTTTTTATCTTCATAAAAGCGAGTAGCAGTCATCGGAGCTTCGATATAAGCGTTAATAGCATTATAATTTTCGGCTGACAGTCGTGAAT